AATATGGGCCTATAACTTTTTGTTAGTAACAAACAATGGTCGTATATCTATGATTGATAATTGTAGTTTTGACCATCTAAATTTATTCCAATACCAAAATGATATGAGAAACCTGTTATCCAGATTATCATGTACTCCTGATACAAAGTCAGGTGTTCCATACAGTTTGGCATGACATAACTCGTGCTGTACCCTATCACTATTTGATCTGGTAACAAATGAGTTATCTGAATCCCTAAGGTATAGATCTATTCTGTACTTACCACACACTCCAGAAGCCATATCTGTGTTGATCTTCTGTCCTGAGGTGGTTTTAAAATGCTCAAAGAATAGAGGATTTGTATCTTCTAATCCCCATATATGAATATCCCATTTTGTTAGCCATCTATGCGTATATTGAGTTCCAAGATGTAATAGTATGTTTCGTATCATTCCCTTGTATAGCCTCTTGTTTAAATTTTTAGTGTGAAAGTGTATCATAATAAAAAATAAAGAAAATAGGATAAAAAACCTATTGTGTTTTGTCGTTTTTGTGCTTGAGATAGTCTGCACCAATTACAACTGCTACAGGTGCTAATAAAGCAAGTGCTGTACCTTCAGTTAATTCTATCTGACCATTGTAAGTCCATAGGGCGACAAGTCCTGTATATGCTGCTAGAGCATAGTATCTTAGATTTCCTAATGCCATATTCCATTCCATTTGGTATAGTATATAAAACTTTTTAGAATAAGTAGGTCATAATGCCTACTAGTACGCCTACAGTACCTATTACTGCCATTAATTGATTGAATTTCTCTTTAGTTACTCTTTGTATAGTTTCTAATTCAGTAACCCTATTACACATATCATTCATTCTCTCCTCCATCTTATCTAGTTTCTCGAAGATACGTTCAATAAACATTGTATCTTCCATAAAAAAATGTATGGAAAAAGGACTATTAGAAGTAAAAAAATAAAAAATATTAGTGTCTAATCTTGTTTGGATGAGACAATAACATAAGTGTTTGGATCGAGGATATCTACACCAATTCTGTGAGTCCATACAATATCCCAGTATTGACCTGCGATTTGTTTTTGGAACTCTATCTCCATGTTACGTTGTGAACATAGACCCCATGCTGCACCTTTTACACAAACTAAGTTTCTGTAGGAGTTGCTTACATCGGATTTGATTTCATTGGATACAACAATGTCTACACCATATAATCTTTCAAGTTGTCCGAGTCTTGTAATACCTGCATTACCAATCATGGTGTATTCAGATAGACTTGAACTAGTAATTAGACTTTCAAATGCTCTTGGGCTAATGAAAGCTACAAGTTTTCCTGGTGAGGTATCTTGTCCTAATTCTTCAAGGTATCTTTTTGCAAAGGTTATACCATCTTCGTCAAACTCTACAGTTGCATCTTCTGCTGCTGTGTCGCCAACTGCTGAACCATCTGTTCCACTAATGTGGTATGGTGCTGTAGTAACGCCACCGTAGTCGTGATCTGTTCCTGCTAAATCTTCGACAATAAGTTTGTGTTCATCTCTAATGGCTTCCAATCTTGCAGTTTCTCTTAATGCGTTAAGGAAACTTCCTGGATAGTCCTCTAGTTCTGATTTCAAAACTGTTTGTCTCCAACCTCTAACGGAACAAGTTACGTCAATGCTTGTTAGGGTGTGAGTTGTTGCTGTAATATCGGTACTTGTGGATTCAGTAATTGCTCCTGCATCTGGTACTGTGATTCTGTAGAATCTTGCAGTATTTTGTCCTGTTGGGATTGCTTGGAATTTACCAAACTGTCTTACAGGTTTTGCAGTTTTTGAACCTAATTGAATAGAGATGTTACTAGCTTGTTTTACACCTGAAATAGTTCCAGAAGTAGAAACTGCTTCGTGAACTGATCCATTACCATTTGGTTGTTCTAAACCTGTATTGGATTCAATCCATCCCTCTTTGTCAATAACCATTCTACCATAGCCTGTCTCGAATACTTTGTCTAAGAATTGTTTGGCACTTTCTTCAGTATATGCTTCTTCAACATAACCTTGTGGTTGTGATGTTTCTGCTACTTCGGATTTTGGTGTCCAAGCATCTTTGACAGTTTCGATAACTGCTTTGAGAGTTTTGTCATTTGACTTTTCAATTCGTTCTGCAATGTTTTCAGTAGCCTCAACTGGAGCTTCTTCCTTTGCAGGAGTTGCTTCTGCTGATTTTGCTACTTCAACTTCACCATCGGTTTCGATAGTTACTTTGACTTTTTCCTCGACATCATTTACAATCTTTTCAGATTTAATGTCGTCTGTCATAGATTGATTTTGGATATTGTCTTTAATGGAAGTAATTGGCTCATCTGCCATTGGTGCTTGAGGTTGTGCTGGTTGTACCTGTACTGGAGGTGCTATTAATTTCATAAATGATACTTCTAATGCTCCTAGTATTTCTAGTGCCTTTCTGTCTATTTCTTCTGATTCTAAATCTGCATTTTTGTTTCTGATGTTATCTGCAATTTCAGATCGTAACCTAATAGGATCAACAAATCCACCAAATGAACTAACTGGGGGTTCATCCTCGTTTAATACTTTAATATACTGAGCATTATGATTCTCTATTACTGTAAGTGTGGATTCTGGTATTCCTGGTGTTCTTACTACTGATAATTCTAATATTTCATTTAATACAGGTGCATTTAAACACTTTGCCCTCATAGCATCACATAGTTGTCTTTGTTCTAGAACAGATGCTCCTATTGATACTTGGAACTGTTCGTTTTCCAATATACCTTGCCATTCAGAGTCAAATACTGTTGCTTCATATCTTACCTGTGATTTTTCTTGATCAAAACTAAATGTAACCTCTCCTATATGTGAATCTTGATTATGTTCTACCCTTAATGGTACTTGTTTACCGTCAAATTTCTTTAACTCCTCTACGTCATAAAATACCCCATTACGTGATTCTCTAGGCATCAAAGCAATGCCTGCGATTCTACTGGCCATATGTTGTTTTGACTTTAAAAAGATATAGAGAAGTATTTAACTATGAGTGCTTACGCATTAAATAAAATGTATAATCAGCAGCAACAAGTTTATTTGAACCTGTTAAACTTTTAGCAGTAACTTTAACGTCTGTTTTCTCATCTGCATATTCTCCATACATACTGATTCTAACATCTCCTGCTGTAAAAAATATCCTTCTTTTGACTCTCCAGCCTTTATTGTTTTCATTCATTAGAAACAACCCTTCCAATCCTGCATTATCATTTGTATTAACTTGTAACTCCGTAAAAATGACTCGATAATTTCTTGGAACTGCATATTGAGTTTTTTCTGTTTGTCCTGAACCAATTTCAATGGCTGCCTGTACTGTTCCTGCTGATGATGCAGTTATTTTACCTGCATTTGTTTGTCCTGATCCTGATGATGTAATAAACATTCTATTTATTCTAAGAAAAGAGCCTGTAGTGGTTACTGCTCCTGTTCCATTAAGAGTAACTGACTCATTTAAAATATCCCAATTATTATCTATGCCTTCTATTTGTATTGTTATGGCCCCTGTTCCTCCTGTATCATCTGCTGTTGATGTAGATACAACACTCATAGTCTCTGCACTGGATAATCTAGTTAATGTTCCTCCTGTTGTCCATATATCTTCATGAGTTCCGTTAATGTCTGGATTGTAACCAAATTTATTCACAACCTTATTAAATTCTTCTCCCCAATTATAGGCTAATCGTTTTATTTTTCTTTCATCAATAATCATTATAAATTCTCATTTACTAATTGTTTTATTTTATCAATTAATACAATGTAATCCTTTTTGCCTTTTATCTCTACACTTTCAGATATAGATTTTATTTTAGAGCCTATAAGGATAGTCTTGGAAGATAATAATGATCTTGATTTCTGCCCTTCTATTATTTGCTGCCCTTTGTCTTGTACTACTCCCTTGTAATGTATCGAAAGATCCTGATTCTTCGATATACTTGCCTCAAGTGTTATAACTTGCATATCCTGTGGTAGTCTTGTATTTCCTCTTACTGATATTACTCCCTGAGTATGATTAACCTCTGGGAATGATAATATCTTCTTTCCTGGAGTGCTTCCCCCTTCAGTTGGTATGTATGTTAGATTATAATCGTCTGAGTAATTTTGATATGCATATGCCATTAGCCAATATACGTGTCACCTGAGAACTTAAACTCTGTTCTCAATGGTCGTCTGGAATCCAATTTAGGAGTCCAAAACACGTGTACCTCCTTTACTTCGTCTGCCTTTAACATCTCTGGTACTTCAAATCTTAGTTCGGGATTAGTATTTTCTATTTTAACATTATGTACTGGCCATTCTGTATCTGTATTTTTGATAAACATTGTATATTTGATAGTCTCTCCTAGAGATACCCTTCCTAGATCTAGAGATTCTACTACTGTTTGTGTCTCTCTATCTGTAAATATTCTAATCATCTTTAAGACCTCTTATGAAATTCATTATCTCCTCAGTATTCTTTCTTTTTTCCACTCTATCAAGTTCTTCTCGTAAATTTACCATCTCTAACAGTTTTTCATTAGTATCTTTGTCTTTAATGGAAGTTATTTGTTCGGGTTCTTTGTCTCTATTGTCTTGGAGTTGATTTGTAGGTGTTACAGAGGTGATTGGTGCTTCATCTTCCATATCGTCTTGATTCACAGGTATGTTAGTGTTAGATATGAGCCATTGTCTTAGTTCGGATCTTCTGATACCGTTGTCTCTGAATGTGGTAATAATATCAGTAATACTTGCCTCTTGTTTTTGTGGAGACTCAAAGAATACCTGAATGTCCTTTGATTTGACGTTCTTGCCTCTCTTTTTAAGGTAAGGTAGAATACAGAAGATCTTGATTTGGTTTGCAAGTCTCTCCTGTATCCTTTTGACCTTTCTAGTCAATACGCTGTCAGTTGACTCTGATGCTGCCCTTGCTGTGAAACCTGCGTTGAAGAATTGTAGTGGGAATTTAGATCCAGGTTCTATTAAATCCCTTTGAATGTGTTCAATGTAACCGTCAAACTTGGCATTACCATTAACCTCAAATGTTTCTACTTTAAATGGTTTATCTGTAACTATCTTCATTCCTGGTTTGGCTTTCTTTAAAGCATCTGCTTGAGTCTTGATGAACTTGCTCTCCAGCATCTTCAAATTGAAACATCATTAACGGACTAGCATAAGAATGGAATATCTCAGGCATTGCGTGTTCCATCTTCTTCATCTGGATTAATGGTGAGTCATAGATGTCTCCTGATCTAGGATCTGTATAATCTGCTAATACGGAATGGTGTAATCCTCTACCAAATGGCTCTCTTGCTACATTGGTTAGTTTAAAGTGAATAACGTCTTGTGGTTTTAATTTAATATCCTTATTGTTTACGTGTTGTAGATAATATGCAATATTGCCTCTCTTATCCCTAACTATGCTTGAAATTGTTTGTATTGGTATCTCTAAGAACTCTGAACCTGTTGGATCTTTCTCATATATCAGATTTCCTACTCCAACGTAACTGTACAACCCATCCTCTAGTGTTTCGTGAAAATTTATCGTATCTAACCACTCCATTACCATATCTGCTACGGATTCTTTTTTTGCAGTTACTCTGAGTCCTTTTCCGAGTATCATTTGGATATATGTTTCATTTGATAAGTTTAATCTAGGATCTTTGTTTACTGCATCCAAAGTTTCAATAAATGGTCTGTCTGGTGATAGTTCTGACTCATAATCTGATACATTTATCTCACTTTTAGGGTTAAATGACTCAATTACCTTGATAGAACCCTCATATGGTACATCATTTGAGGTATTTTTAGGTAAAACTGCTCCTTTTGGCATAATAACATCGCCATTTCCTCTAATAATAGGAGAAACCATAGTATTTTGTAGTATTCTAGTATCATAGGAAGTAAAAAGGCATCAATGAGGTAAACAAATCACCTTGCTGCTATTGGTTATTCGCAGATCTAGCCTTATCTATAGTTAGATTATACTATACAATAATAAAAGTGTTACTAATCCCACTCTAGATATAACTCATCAGAGCCATTGACCCCTACTGCTGTGAGTCTGCTACCTGTTTTTTCTAATAA